CGTCTACGTTAAATTTGTCTAAATTGACTGCCATTTTATGTGTCTCCTGTTAGTGTTATTTAGCGTGTACCATTGGCAATCGCGCCAGTGTTTACAACACGAACTGGGATATAGATAAATTCAGCTGCCTTAACTGGCTCAATGGCCACGTCAATGTACAATTCGTTTCTATCAATTCTAGCAGGAGTGTTGTTTGTATCGTCACAAACCACCAAAAAGTCATATACAGCACGTTTAGAGAACATGTCAGCTAAGAATGCATTGAATACACCCAAGATACGATCACGTGTGCGCTGATCGTTTGGTTCAAAGATGAATGGACGAGCAATAATATCAAAACGCTCACGCAAGTAAGCCAACAAACGACCAACGTTTACGCGGTCTAATGCAGAACTTGTTGGGTACAATGTCTTCTGGCCCCAAATGTATAAACCTTGACCTGGGAAGTTGACCAATGGGTTAACATTCTTTTCGTATAGCGCATCACGTGAACCTTGGTTCAATGCCACTGGAACGAATTCGTTTTCAGCGTTGACAACACCCAGGTTGCTGATGCCACTTAAAGCACCACGTGTTAAACCAGCTGGAGCAAACCATGGATAAGCAATTTGGTCGTTGTATGCAATGCCACGTAGAACAGAGTGACTTGCTGGAACTGCAACATCATTGCCGCTCAAGTCTGTTGATAAACCACTTGGGTAATAAATTGCAGCTGCACCTGAACGTGTAACCAAACCATCAGCACCGTTTGTACCAGCTGCTGTACCTAGACTCCAGTTAACAACATCAGTGATTTTGTTGCTTAACTTCAATGGAGTGTCAGCAATAACAAACGCTGTTTCTTTGCGATCCAAGTTCAATGTAACCATTTCGTCAATACACTCAACATAACCTGGAGTTGCAATAACGTTGAATGTCAATGTTTCTGCACGTAGTTCTTCACCACTTGTCAATGCAGCTTGTAAACGCTTAACAACTACACGACGTTGAGCTTTGTCAAACATGTAAGGGGCGCCTGCTTTAGGGCCGCTGTCAACGTTGCCTGATTCTGTTTGCCAGTGGCCTTCCATGGCATTCCACATCTTTACGTTTCCAGAGCTTACTGCGCTGTTCCATAATAACATGCCATCTGGATAGTAAGCTGGGTTAGGAGCTTCATCATCCATTGCTGTTGCGCCGCCTGCTGTACCACTTGTATCACCTGCTGTGTGAGTTAGATCTGCAAATAAAACACCTTCAGGAGTTGTTTGATCTGCATTGTCCTTGGCTACCCATTCACTGCCATCATATACTTTTAGCAATGGATAGTTGGCCATGTCGTTTGTATCAACCCATACATCACCAAAATTTGGGTTAGTTGGCTCTTCTGTGTTTATATCAATTTCTCTAGCCACTTTCCAAACTGGTGTGTCATTGATTGTTGTTTTAACATAAATGTCAACCAAGCTGCCAGCATCATACCATAATTTACCGTCTGGTAATGCACCAGTTGGGGCTGTGTTGCTTGCGCTTACAGATGGTGTTGCCCAAGCAGAACCGTTATAACGCTTGATTTCAAATTTGGCCTGATTGACGTTTGCAAACTGAATATAAAGACTGTTTGCTACTAATTTAGAACCAAATGCTGTGGTTGCTGTAGCGTTGTCAATGTAAGTGACCAATTGATCAACATTGCTTGGACCAACTTTTTGTGCTGTCCAAGATTCTGTTGTTGCATTGTACTTCTTGATACTTAATGATAAACCTGCATTTGGTGTTGTTGTTTTAATCCATACAGCACCGTTTGTTGCTGTTGGAACTGAGTAGTGAGGAGCTACTGTAACTGTGGCACTTAAATTACCAGATGTTACTGCTACCCAGGCGCTACCGCCTTCGTTAGCTGCTATCTTTTTATAAAATATTTTAATTGTGCTGGTTGCATCTAATGCGTAGTCGCCTATTGCGCCTTCGCCTACACCCGGTGTACCATCTGTAACATAAACTGACTTGGCTACCCATGCAGTACCGTTACCTTCAAATAGACCAAATGAGCTTGCACTTGTGTCTAACCAGTATTGACCATTTGTTGCTGGGCCAGTTGGTGCAGATGCTTGTGGCTCTAATTCTTCCATGTTTAAATCTGCACGTACTAGAACAGCACGATTAGCAATACCAAGGTAGTAATAAGCGGCAAGCAAGCCGTATTCGTTTAATTCGTGACCGTGTACTGGTGTACCGTCAACAATAGTGAACTTTGGTTCACCATATAACTGTACCAACTCTCGTTGACTAGTTACAATAAGTGGTTTCTTAGCGAAAGGTGCAGTGGTGTACTGTGCAACTGAACCGTCTGGTGCTGTTTTATTAGAACGTGTTGCTAAAACAATAACTGGAACTGTACCAGTGCCTGCAGATGCGTAGGCGCTTTCGTCAATAATCGAAACGCTTACACCTGGGGAACTTAATTGAGCCATTTTATATATCTCCGTAATCTAAGGGATCATACCCTCTACGAAGATATTTAGCGTAAAGTGCTAAATCTGACTCTATTTACCGGTAAATGCAATTTTACAATTTACTGGACAATCGATGCAATACGATTGTATAAATCATCAACTGTGCTGTTATTATCTACTATATAGTCAAAATTGGTTCCAACCCAGGCTGTTTCGCTGGCGTGAATACCAAGACTTTTAAGTTTTTCTGCAGCAAATGCATCACCATTGTTGGCTTTGCCTGCCATAATATACCAACTTGGCAATTCACCTCGTTGAACCCAAACTACTTTGCCGCCTGCTTGTTTGATAGCTTTGATCTCATTTGGGAATCTGCAATCACTGATAACAATGTTGTCTCGGCTGTTGCGCAGTCGTGCTTCCAATGAAGCAATCCAAATATCGTCATGAAAGCTTCGACGACAAACTTCTGTGCCCCAAAGCTGTAGCACTAGTCGCGGGGTGAGTTCAGGCATTTTCAAACGTTCAGCCCACCATGAGTCAACTTGTTCGCGCCATTCACGTGCAGATTTTGTTCGACCTTCAAGTAATTCTCGATCCCAACCAAATACAGCGGCAACGGCATCTTTAAGGGTAGCGGCAAATGAGTCTCTGCGAAACTCGTGGAAGTTAACCAGATAATCTGCGGCTGTGTCTTTGCCAGAACCAATAAAGCCGCAGATGCCAATAATTTGTGTAGTCATGCACTATATTAGCATGATCACAATGATGTGTCAAGTTACCGCTTAACCAAATATAAAGCCCAGTGGAGTACCACCTTCGGCGTAGGTCTTTAGATCTTCTTCTAGCTTTTCCATTTCAGCTTGTGCTTGTGTAATCAAGTCATTGCCGTTGAGTGTGACACCGCCCTGTGGGCCAGCCAATTGTGCAAACTTACTACGAGCTTGTCCAAGAATCATTTTGGCGGCGGCTGTTGCATAGTCTTTAATCCATGGTGCCGAACTAGTGTCTTGCAACAATGACTCATCTGGGCGATAGTTATAAGTGTGTAACAACACTTGCTCGTCACCTTTGATGTTGCGATGCAGATTGATTTGTTTGCTTGTGGTGCTCCATGTAAATGTAACATGAGCTCCAAACATACGGCCCAATAATTCACGTTGTCCCATGTACAATTCAAATGTTGCTAGGCCTTGCCCACGTGCAGCATTTAACATGTACATGTTTAAGTAGGCAGCTTCAAACGGCTCAAAACTTGTGCTGGTAGTGCCTATGCCGCCGGCGCTGGATCTATAAACTACCTTGACATCAATCACTTCATCAGGCAAGGTATATGCGCTATTGCCTGGTGATAAGTTTAGTAGCATGAAGCTTTCTTCAACCGCACGACTAGAGCGTTGGCGATATTTTGCAATGGCTTTATCAATGGCCATGTCATAGTGTTCTTTATCTAGCTCAACGTCAACTAAACCTCCACCCAGGCTTAGTTCAATGTATTTTGCGGCTTTAGAACGGTAAGTTATATTATTGTTTTGCATGTGCAGTCTCCAGTGTTATTTACCGAAGACTGTATTGCTAGACCTTACTTAATTGCACGAAGTAAGATGGTCTCGGGACTGATTCGTCCTTTTAGGCGAGTTTCTACTGCTTTAATAGTGTCCATAGACTTGCGTAGTCCCGGCTTGCCTTGTGTTTTAAACGTGGCCAGTTGTTCTGCAGGTTTACGCAGTGTTTTGCAAGTGCTTTTAATTTCATCAAATCCAATGATAGCACTGCCCTTGACACCAAGCTGTCCCACTACCATGTCGCCATGCATTGCTACAACAAAACGTCCTAGCTTGCGAGTTTTTGTGTTGTAAGTCCACAACTCGCTCATGCCCAAAATTTCGGTTGGGTTTACACTCTTAAGTCCCAGCTCTGCAAATTCTTTGAGAAACTTGAGACCTTTGACTTGACGCTCAGGTGGCACAGGCTTACGCTTGGGTTTAGCACGAGTGGCAATCTTACTAGTTTTATAAGCCATTGCATCATTGATAATTGTCTCATACATTTTAATGTGTGCTTTGACATCTCGTTTGCTTAGATGCTTGTAGGCTTCCAGTAACTGACCGTCCTTGCCTTCCAGCAACTCGTTCATTTCTGCTACACGGCGTTGTATAATGTCTACCACTTTTGGAGCATATTGAACCGCAACATTGGCTGTGGACAAGATATTAAATGCTTTTACTTCTTTGCCACTTGTTACAAAGTCGTCGATTGCTCCTTCAATTTCGCCCATTGTTTCACTGAACTTTTCTGCTAGACGATCTTGGATAGTTTCTTTCTTTACCGCTGGAACATCTTTTTCTGTTGCCACTTCTTCAGCATCGTCCTTGCCTGCTTGAATTGACTTTTCAATTTCTGTGCGTAACCAAGCACCGGTATCACGGCCTTGATTAAATCCTTTGTGAACAGCAGGCATGCCACGAACCAAACATGCAGCAACAGCGCAAAGTGTAGAGTTGACACGTGAATCTTTAAGTTTACGGAACTCGCCAATTACGTCCTTTTTGTACCCTGCAGATTCCATCCATTCTGCCACTTTTGGGCGCAAATCTTTTACACTGCTTTCAAGGCGATAGTACTCCATAGAAGTACGAAAGTGTTTTGTAAATTGATCACCGGTCCATTCACTGGCGCCGTCCCAAACTGGACTAAAGTCTTTGCTGGCCCGTGTACGATGAGCAATCACTTGCTTTTTAGTAACACGAGTTTTGGTAGCGGGTGCTGTTTTCTTTTTGGTTGCGGTTGCCATTTTTACTCCATTTAGTGGGACAATGATGTTATTATAACTTATCCGTGAACCATTGTCAACCGGTAAATAACAGTATGAAACAGGTCCTTTTTGGTCCTGACAGGAAAACATGCCTAAATTATCACTTTGGAAAAACGCTAAAACAAAAGATTACCACTATCAGGATAGGGTTATTCGTGAAGCTGTGGGTGCTGGCGGCACCGCAATACTGATCCACAAATATCTTGGACCAGCGGCTGTAGAAGATGGATCTGATCCTGCCAAGCCAAACTTGGCGGCCCAAGACGAAATTAACGAATTAGACATTCAAGACATTTTGTTTATGGAAAACCGCGATCGTGTGTACGATACCACTGTATACGAACTTCGCGGCACTTACAATGTTACCGATCAAGACTTTGACTTGAGCCAATTTGGTTTGTTCTTAAATGCTGATACGCTGTTTATTACATTTCACACCAATGAGATGGTAGAACGTCTTGGACGTAAACTTATGGCTGGTGATGTGCTTGAACTGCCTCACTTGAATGACGACTTACTTTTAGATGCCAACGCAAAAAGCATCAACAAGTTTTATGCTGTACAAGATGCTTCACGCTCAGCAGAAGGCTTTGGTCCAACTTGGTGGCCGCACTTGTGGCGTATCAAGGCTGCGCCTATCAATGACGCACAAGAATATCGCAGCTTATTAGGCGACCCCGAAGACGAAGACAGTTTAAAAAATGCACTCAGCACATACAACAAAGAAATTGCAATTTCAAATGCAATTGTTGCGTCTGCAGAAGTTGTTACTCCAGCTGCTGGTTATAAAAATACAGAATTTACAGATACCACATACGCACCTGTTATCAATGGATTTGATGGCTCAGGCAAATCCAATATCACAGTTGATACACCAGATCAACGTGCTCAGAGTGGTGACACTACCAATATCCCAACTGGCTTGACATTTCCTATTGCGCCATCGCAAGGTGAATTGTTTATTAGAACAGACTTCCAGCCTCAACGACTATTTGTTTATAGAGGAAACAAATGGCATCGTGTTGCTGATAACTTTACCAGTGGTGGTTGGACAACTTCTGCAATCAATGCAGGACCGTATATCAATAACACAGCTACTACAACAGCCACCAATGGTACTACTGTTGCTCAACGTCAAGCATTGAGTGGTGTTTTTGTAAAACCTAAGGCAGACAATTAATGGCACAACAAAATTATTTTTATGATCAACAAATAAGACGTTGGTTACTGCAGTTCATGAGACTGTTTGGCGGCTTTAGTGTAAAGATGGGCAAGGATGCAACTGGTGCTGACAACTATCATCAAGTGCCTGTACGCTATGGTGATACAACTCGTATGAGTCAACACATTTTACGTAGTAACAGTGAAAACACAATTCCAAGTGTTCCTGCTATCAGTTGTTATATTGCTGAGTTAGTGCCTAATGCTGAAAGACGCATGACTCCAACATTTGAAGATAGTGTACAAATTTATGAAAAGAAATTTGACCCTGTTGCACAAACATTCAATGATGCAGTTGCAGAAACATACACATTAGAACGACATGCTCCTATCCCGTTTGACCTAACCATCAACGTAGATATATGGACCAGTAATACAGAACAGAAGTTACAGTTACTTGAGCAAATTTTATTATTGTTCAACCCAAGTGTCAATTTACAAAGCAGTCAAAATCCATATGACTGGACCAGTTTGGCAGTAGTAGAACTTGTAAACATTACTTGGACTGCTCGTAGTATTCCGCAAGGAACAGACGATATTATAGACGTTGCAAGTTTAATCTTCTCTCTGCCAATTTTTCTAACGCCGCCGACCAAAGTCAAAAGACAAGTGCTTATCCATAGCATTCTAAACAATATCAGTGGCGACTATCAGTTTATTGATGATATCACCATTGGTGTAAACAGCAATCCTATCGCATCAAGACAATGGATCACATTCAAAGACAGACATGTTCGTGTCACTGGTGATTCTATACAACTGTTGACCAGTATCAATACTGCCACTGACACAGAAAGCGTTGTACCTGCGCTGTTGCGTTGGGACGAGCATTTTAACAACTATGGTGGTCTTAAAAACGGTATCACTGAAATTAGACTCAAGTTGGGCAATACCACTGACCCACACGAAGTAATTTTAAAAGTAACTGAAAATGCAAACAATAAAAATTTACTTTTCT